AAAAGCAGATGGTGGTATACAGTTTCCTGCTTGCTCTGAAACAGCGGGTGCATTTACTATTATGATCAAGGTAAGATTAGAAGCTTGGCTTGTTGGTAATGCTTTATATGGTAATACTACAGATAATATAGTAAGAGTTACTAATGCGAATACAATAAGAGTAAAAATTGGAGGCCCAGGTGCTTCTGACTTTACAACAACTGGTGCTATGACAACTACTCAACCTTATATAATTACACTAACAAGAGATAATGAGGGTAATTTAAGAGGTTACATTGATGGTGGAGCTTTTGATGATGCTGCATTAATAGGTAGTTTCACTGATGCAGATGCATTTGTAATTGATTATTTAGGTGGAATTGGACCTCCAGGAGACCAAGCAATGCAAGGATGGATATTTGATTTTCTAGCTTGGGATAATATTGTATTAAACGATACTCAAAGAAAATCACAATACAGAGTAATTAATGAAACAATAAAAACTACATAAGGTTGGAATTAATTATATAATATTTTAAAAACAACTTGCTAAAATGGCAACTAAAAAGAAAAATTGGATACAAAAAGTTAATAAGTCTATCAAAAAGAGAGGAACTAAGGGTAAGTGTACTCCTATTACGAAGAAAGGGTGTAAAGGAAAAGCACGTACTCTTGCTCTCACTTTTAAGAAGATGGCTAGAAAACGTAAGAAGAAAAAGTAAAATAGATTGTATATGTTGTATACTTTTTGTATATTATTATATAAGATAAAGTAACTGATAAAAAAAAATAAAAAATTATGGCAAAATCATTTTACCAAACAAATTCAAAAGTTGAAAAAGGAAATCTAAATAGTACATTATTACTTGGCTTTGATGATGAAGCAGTAGAAGGTCGTAAAGTATATATAGCTCCTATAAGTAGACTTACTGCAGTATATCAGACATTAGCTAAATTACATTTCTATTTTTTACCTGCAGTAAAGAGCACATATCTTAATGATCATATTGAACTAGATATAACTGATGTAAATGCGGCTAAAACTTGGAGAAGAATAAGTAATATGCTACAAGGTAGTGCACCTGGAGAAAATATTGTTTGGATGAATCATGAATTACATGGAATACCAGAGGTAAGTGGTATTACTATAACTCTAGGAGAAGAAGAAGGTGGAGAAGAAGAATAAAGAGAAGGATAATGGGTATATTAGGAACAATATTTAGTGGAGGAGCTACAGAATTAGTTAAAGGTATAGGTGGAGTTATAGATAACCTACATACTTCTAAAGAAGAAAAGCTTGAAGCTGAACAAAAGATACAAGAACTTATAGCAAGCTATGAAGTTCAGATGGAAAAAGAAATCTCAACTAGATGGGAAGCAGATATGAAATCTGATTCTTGGTTGAGTAAAAATGTTAGACCATTAGTGTTAATATTTTTAGTAATATCAACAGTATTATTAATCTTTATTGACGCAGGAGTTATTAACTTTGTAGTTGAAGCTAAATGGACTGACTTATTACAATTAGTATTAATAACAGTGATTGGTGCCTACTTTGGTGGTAGATCACTAGAAAAAGTAAAGAAGAATGGCAAAGTGTAAATGTGGTAAAACTAAATCAAAGGACGGTTCTTGTGATGGTTCTCATAAAGAAAAATGTTAATATGGAATATTGTAGAATAAATAGTTGGGCAGGAACAGATAAGAAAAAGAAAAATATATATAATATATCTATTAGATTAGGTAAATTAACTGTATTAGAGTTATATTGTAATCCTGGTGTAGAGTATAGAGCAGTATTATTTAACTTAGGAATTTGTATTTGTGGCAAAAGCTAAAAGAAACTATAAGAAAGAGTATAAGAAATTTCAGTCATCTAGAAAAGCTAAAAAAAAGAGAGCTGCATTAAATAGGTACAATAGGAAGAAGGGAACATATGGAAATCAAGATGATTTAGATGCATCTCATAAGGGAGGAAAAATAGTTGGTTTTGAAAAGTCTTCTAAGAATAAAGGAAGAGCTGAAAAAAGTAGACTAAAAGGAAGTAAGAGAAAGAAACGTCAAGAAGGTGGACAGTTAAACGTTGTTACTGAATTGAAATTGAACAATGTAGATAGAGTAATAAATAGAATCATAAATAAACCAACATAGAAAAGTAATAATTAATAAAT